ACGGCAAGCCCGTTAAAAATAAATATTTCAGGCTCCATGAACTTCATGCTACTGATATAGTTGATTCTCCAGCAGCGACCGATGGACTGTTTTCAACTGATTCGCTTCAATCCCAGGCAACGCAATTGCTTGATGAGAATCCTAACATTGCGGAATTCCTCTATTCCAAACCTGAACGTGTTATTGAATTTCTTAATAATTACCTTAATTCCTCAACCATGAACATTCCCGATTCCATCAAAAACCGCTTCAAAAAATTTTTTAACCTTGATTTTTCCGGTGAAACCCCGGAGGCAGGGGCGCCCCCCCCGCTGCCCGAAAAAGAAAATACTGTAACAAACCCCCCTGAAATTGATGATGTTTCTGATTCATCTGAAAAAGTTGATGTTTTGGAATCTTTTATCAAATCTGTGTTCTTGGAGTTTTTGCAGAATTATCCTGATGATGCAATTCAACACAATTCTGAAGATGATATTTATTTCATTGCTGACAAATCAGATGAATCTTATGTGTTGGATGCTACAAACCAAATCCTTTACATGGTTTCAAGGCATGAAGAACTTGCCAATTACAACGTCAAATGTTTGCAACACATTGACAGTTTAAAAGCTGTTAATGCTGAGTTGGAAGCAAAGATTGAATCTCTTACTTCTCAGCTTGCAGCCAAACCAACAATTCCTTTGAACGTTGCTGATCCTGCTATATCTGTTGGCAAACAAACTGACATTGCCGACAACACAGGCAAATCATTGCTTGAAAATCTTCCTCATCATTTAAGGTCCAAAATCAAAAAATCCTGATGATGAAAAAACCAAGTGCTCTAATTCAGTTCTATGGTTTACCACCGAGAAAACCTGCAACAAATCAATTAACCCCAAAACAAAAACGAAGAATCAAAAAAGAACTCAAAGGCAAAAAAAAGAATTAACACTTAATTTCCAATCCTCAAATAATTATTACCATGGCTAACATTTTTTCTCAAACCACTTCGCCGGCTTTCTCAAAACAATCAGTAAAAGAATTCTTTGTCGATCCCATGTTCATGGGTGAAGATATCAGGGGAGCTTTAACTGTCCGGACTGATGTGAAAGGAACGGAACGTCTGAACATGATTTCCCGTCCTTCAAAAATTACTGTACCGAAAACTTCTGCAGGCTTTACAGCCGCTGGCTCTTTTGCTCTTACTTACAAAGATATTACTGTCAAACCGATGGCAATTGAGTTTGAGCAAAATGGCCGTGCTTTCCTGGATTCAATTGTTCAGCAACTTCTGGCTCAAGGCTACAAAGAAGATGATGTAGAGCAAATGAAAGCTCCCGACGTCTGGAACAAAATCATGCTTCCTGTACTTGCTCAGGCAGGTCAACAGGACCTTATTCGTCAGATGTGGTTCAACAACACGCTGGCTGAAACTTTTTCTTCAAGCGCTCACACTGGCGTTGCTGATGTGAATTACAATGGTTACACTGGTTTGCTTACTCACTTATATGATGCACTTGTTGCCGGAACTATTCCATCAGCGCAACATGTAGTTATCGGTACTTCAACGAGCGGAACAGCAGCAAAACAGGTTAAAACGTTGACTTATGCAAGGCATACCGACGACGTTACTTTGACCATCACTGTCAATGGAGTTGCATATTCTCAGGCTTATGCAACCGGACAAAATGAAACCATTGCTGCATGGCTGGCTGCTCACAAAGCAACCGTCGAAGCTCGTGGTGGAATGAATGGTGTTGTTGTTACTGCAGCAACCAACGTTCTCACTTTCACAGCACGTCATAAAGGTGGTCAGTTTACGGCAACCGGTGAAGTCACTGAAGGTGGCGGAACGAAAGGAACTGTTACTGCTGGTGGCGCTGTCGCTGCTGTCAATTACGGTGCTTTATCTGCAAACGAAGCCGACACAACGCTTACTGCTATGCTGAACGCTGCTAAACCTGAACTGCTGGAATTCCCGAAGGTGTTTATGATCACGCATTCATTGTGGCGTAACCTGGTGGCAACTTTCAAAGCCCGTGCAACTGAACTTGGTGATATGGTCCTGCAGAATGGAGCAAAAGTTCCAACATACGAAGGCATTCCTATTCTCATTCGCCCTGATTGGGACATCTGGATTGCTGATGCAAATGCAAGCGTATTCCCGCACCGTGCTGTTTTGACCACTCCAAAGAATTTCATTTTCGCAACTGATGGTACTTCTGACTCAGAAATGATCGAAACCTGGTACAATCAGGAAGCTCAAATGAGAAGGTACCGAATTCAATACAAAGCTCAGACTGCTTTCCTGCATCCTGAGTTGGTTGTCCTCGCCGGTTTTGGCGATTAAAGTATAAGGCCGCTTTTAGTGGGGTTTAAGCCGCCTTATTTGTAGTTTTCTATTTTTTCATAACTGCCGCTGTTCTGTTACATTTTGATTACAACTTTCAATCTTCTCAGGACAGCGGTTTTTTAAACTAAAATTCTCTTCATCGATATGCCACTGTCCCGTTCGTTCTTTTACTCATAGGCCAAAAGTTATGTTGATTCCCGGGGCAGTGGCTTTTTTAATGTCTTGTAATATGAATGACACTTTATCAAATAATAATTCCATCCCTGCTACATCTCTCACTGATGTACCTAAAGCATTTGATAAACCTTTATTGAGAAAAGGTTCGAGTGTTAAACTGTCATCTTACAATTACACTCCGCTGTTTGATCTGAAAAATACTGACTTCATCAGTTTACGAACAAACATGCAGGAATATATTCCTTTTGGTGACGACAATCTTTTACCATCTCAACTGAACAAACTGGCAAGAGAAGTTCCGGTACACAGGGCAATACTTAACAGCAAAACAAATTATGTAATCGGTAAAGGACTTGCATCAAACAACAAAAGAATTAACGATTTCATTCGCTATCCTAATAACATCAACATTGACCTGGCTAACATCATGCGCCGGGTCGTGTATGATTATTTTTGTCACGGTAATGCTTACCTCGAATTAGTCACAGACGCCCGCAAATCGTTTCTTTTTGCGTATCACAGCGATGCCTCTAAATTCAGGGTTGCTTCAGATCTGGAACATTTCCTTATACATCCTAACTGGGAAGAATTCAAAGGCTTGAATGATGAATATACTTCTGTCTTGCCTGTCTATCCCAATTTTGAAAAAGGCCCTGACGGTTTGCTCCATTCAATCTACCATATCAAGGACTATGAACCTGAATTCTTTTATTATGGTTTGTGTTCTTACTTTGCCGGACTTCGCTCTATTATCATTTCAGGACTTACTAATATCTGGAATCAAAGAAGGCTCGAAAAATTCTTTTCCGCTCCTGGCATGCTGATCATTCCCGGAGTTAACGACGACACAGAGGCAACAGCCCTTGACGAAGAATTTCAGAAATACATGGGTGCAAGCAGCACAAACGCAGCAGATATTATTATTCAGTATTTGTCTGACTTGCTACCTGGTCAAGCACCTCAACAGGCTCAATATATTGAATTTCAAAAACACGAAGAGGGTAACTGGCTTGCTTTGCATCAACAGGCTGAAATGAATCTTATAACTGTACACAACTGGTTTAAATCATTAACTCCTTATTCTGCTGATGAATCTTATTTTGGCGTTGATAGAATTATTTCAGAATACGAAGTTGCAATGAGCAGCATTATTCGACCTCATCAGGACATGCTCCTAAAACATTTATTCAGAATTTTCAACGACTTTGATTTTGGCTCAAATGAAATGGACTTTATCAATGAACCGCCCGTGCTTCGTATCAATCCTTACAAATTTGTTTGGGAAGTTCGCCGTGATGCTGGCCTTGATTTTAATCCAAATGATCCTGTTCAAAATCAATTGGTAGTTCAAGTTAGAAATACTTACAATCCTAAATCAAATGTCGATCCTGCTGCTTCGGCTTCTCGTTCAACTTCTAGTAAAAATATTATTCCTCGTTAATATGATTGATTTCCCTATTGCCATATTCGACGTTGCGTCATTCACTGTTGACGAAGCTATTTCAGAATCTGAATTGCTTGAAGTTCAAAATCTATACATCAAGCCAATTCTTGGTGATTCTCTTTATGCTGATTTTCTTTCCAATCTTGCTGACGAGAAATACACCAAACTTAAATCTTATGCTGTCAACTGTGCTCAAAGGTGGCTGTATTACAGATCGTTATCTAAAAAACTTGTCTTTAAGGATTTCCTTGAGAATTCCGCTGAGTCTCCTGGAGTGTTCAAAGCTTCCATTGAATCAGCGTATCAGATGGCTAATTCTGCTTCGCGGGCCTTACGTTCTCACGTCGAAAGTTCCAGTTATGAACTTTACACCCTGCCAACTAAAAAACGTGTTTCCGGATTTTTACTAAACTCAACTTCCTAATTCATCACTTATAATTCATAATTCATTATTCATAATTCATAATTCATGATTCAAATTTTAATTACAAAACCATGTTTCGCTCTAATCTTCCAAAACAATATTTATTTCACGTTTTCAAAGTTCTGATTTCTGGCGTTTCTGAACTCACTGCTCTGTTTAACAATCTTCAAGCTTTGGCCCTCGAAATTTCCAGGGAGTTTGAAATTCTTACTAAAACCTATGGAATTAACCTTGTCGATTCTCTTAGTTCTCCAATATTTTCAGGAATACACCGTGCATTTTCAGCTTCTTTTGATATTACTGATTTTGACTCTGTTAATAAAGATACTTTTACTCTTGACTACAATCATTGGAACTTATCTACTCAATTTGCCGAAGATTCCCGAATTAAACTCGAATCTGCTACCGGTGAAATATTTTTTGCAACTGTAAAAGAATCATCCTGGAATTTAGAAGATGAACCTTATGGAACAGTAATTGTCATCAATGAAGAATGTCCTATAACTCCAATTTCTGCCAGGTACGAAAAAAATATTGAAGTTAAATTTTCAGAACTTTTATTAAGGGATGGAAGTGTTGAAATGCTTTCGCTTGACGAAACTGTTTATGACACTTCAATGATCGGTGAATCTGATTATTTGTACTTGTCTGCTGAATACGGGGACATCACTGCTGACTTTCCTGCAAATACGATTATCCTTCTTGGTGGTGTTTCCTACCCTGCTAAACCCGACTACAAAATTCTCACTGTTGATTCAACTTCTTATGACAATTTTGGTGGAATGCTTCCAATGAGTACCCGCCTGAATTTCACGGAAAATATTTCACCAATTGTCCAAGTTGAAAAAGTTACCAAATTCATTGCATTCACCCCAACCAACGACCAACACATTGCAACGAAAAAATATGTTGATGATGCTATCGCAGCCGCCTTATTGTAACAAACTATAATTTACTTAAAATGTCTGATTTATCTTATCTCAAAAAAATATCATCTCCTGAAGGGCAGATTGAACTTCTTCATGAAAATTATAAAAAGATTGAAGAAATAGTTGTCCAAGCTGAAACAGTGATGAATGAATTTGTTTCTTTCATTCGTGAACTATCAACTTTTTTTAACTTAAACGATGATTCTTCTTTATTGCCTGCTGATACTGCAGTAGTTCACGTTTTAGGTCCTGATATACTTCATCCTGATAATCCTCCTACAAGGATGTATTTTACTTGTGACTTAACAGAGGCAGGTGAAAATGATTTTTCCATTACTGCATCTGGTTCTGCATCTGTTTCTGTTACAACTTCTGCTGATGGTTCACTAACATTATATAAACTTGAAATCCTTTGTCCTGCAAATCAATCTGGTCATGTTTTTATTAAAGGTAAACAGTTTATCCGTAGTCTTGGTAATCACCGTGGAGAATCAAATCCTAATACTTCATTATTTGCCTCTTATGCTGCCGATGATGCTGTAAAAGTATTTTTCAATATCGATCTTGACAATAACTTGATTGAAAAAATTAATATTTCCTATAACACCCCTGCATTTCAAATCATGGGTTCAGGCTCATTGCCCACTTCATTGAAATATCTGAAACTTACTGGTTCTAATATTTCACTAAAGAAAATCGATAACCCTACATTGCCTTATTGTACTCATTTTATTCTTCATGAACTTTACTGCGATATTAATATTGATTCTGCTTTGAGCTTGCCCGCTGCTAAATATATTTCAATTGAATCCAGTAACATTAGCGGTGTATTTAGCCCTGTATTTACATCTAATGAAATCATTGAACTGATCATAATGTCTTCTGATAATCTAAAATGCGATTTTTCAGATGACTATTTTTTAAACCTCACTGCCATGACCAAAACTAAACTGTTAGGCCAGGGTATAAGATATTCTGGCGAATTCCCTTCTTCTGTGCATACCCTTGCGCTTGAAAGTGCGAACATTGATCTTGTTGCTTCTGATCTTACAAATATTGATGGCACTGTTGAAAGTATTGTTCTTTATCAATTTACAAGTGCTCCCTTTGGTACTGAGTTTCTTAAAGATATTTTTCAATTATTCAGTGAGAATATTTCTGAATATTCAAGCAATTCCATTCAGGTTCGGAATTACAACATGGAACATAGCTGGGCCGAACTTGAAGCTGCCGAAATGGACCTTAACGGTACTGCCTTAGAACAATTGAAATATTATCTCTATTCTTTTAGTAATAACTTTCAATGTTTCTTTATTCATATCAATAATTTTAATGTTGCGCCTTTATTATGGCCTTAAATCCTTAATCTTTAATTTAAATCACATGAACATGTCAACTTTCAGAAAATCAATCCACGTTCTCAACCTTTCGGCTGGGAGCAATCCCGTTAAGTCTTCGCCTATCATGGTGGAGCCCGGAACATTCATGACCATGCAATTTGCTTTCAGCCTTGCTTCTGATGATGCTTCTGTTTTGTCTGTCGAACAAAGCGCCGACGGTGCAAACTTCGACACAGTAAAGGATGCCAACGGTGACGCCGTTACGCTCAGCCTGGTTAAAACTGAAACGTCTGCCACGCTGAACATTGCAGAACTGGTCACCGTCTGGATTCGCTTCTCTGTCGAGTTCGCAGCAGATGAAACCGGATCAATCTCTGGTGTGACAATCTTATCTTACTAACTTATCTTACTAACTTTCTCAAAAGTATAGTTATGATTCACAAATCTTTAAAAGTCCCTATTCGCTGTGCTATCCCGGTTTTTTCCAAATCCGGTGCCGCACCGGAACCGCCCCGCCCGGTTTCACTTGTCATGTATGGCAGGCTTTATTCTTCTGCTGCTTTTCTAAACAAAGTTCTTATAACTGACTTTAATGTTCCTTCATTAGTAGATTTTCAAACTCTTGATAGTTATGTAAATAGCATTCATGGTAATATTGTTGGTAAAGTTCTTAAGCATTGCCGCCACACATCTACTCCTTTAGGTGAACCTTGTCAAACTTCTGATCATCCTCGTTGGACAACTCATGGCTCAGTACATGGATTGAATTCTAAGTTTTTTAGTGCTTTGCCAGCTGGTTACGGCTCTACTTCTAAAGTCTCATATGAGCTTGGAACACATTGTCATCTTTATTCTCGTTCTCCTTCTGATACAAGATATCATAAATTTTATCTTCAAAATACATATGATATTGCTTATTTTTCCACTTCTCACGCTAACACTTTTAACAGCATCCGGCTTGTACGTTCTGCATCAGCCGAAGAACAATTGCTTTCTGATGGTTCTTTAGTTGGCTATGCTTATGATTTTAACTTGAATCAATATGACCTTGTTAAAATTGGCACTCAAATATGGACTGTTCAAAATTTTGCCGGCACTAAATACACAAATGGAAATAGTATTTCATCATCTTATTATATGTCTCCAAACAGTGATAATAATATGATCTTTTTCGCCAACGAAGAAGCTTCAATCTGGAAATATGAGTAAACTGTTCGAAATACTGTTTGCAGATTCAGAAAATGCTCCCTGGATCATGGGCTTGACTATTTTCATAGTTTGCGGCCTGATAATGCTCATACACTACATTGTAACTGCCCGCAACCAAATTAAACTTGATAAATTCGACCGTTCTCATAAGTCCATCCTCCATCCCCCGCCCGCCCGCCCCAAAGCGGGCAGGCAACGGGCTAAAACCAAATCAAATATCCGTTAATCCGTGGCATTCTCAAAATACATCCGTTAATCTCATTCATCAATGACAAACAACGATTATCTCCAATTCAAAAAAGTACTCATCGGCTCTGTAATTGCTGTTATTCTAAGTGCTGGCATGACCGCCCTTGCATTCTATTACTCAACTACAAACACACTAATCAACGTCAACAAAAGACTTGACCAACACGACCAGGCCATCCAGCTAAAACTCGAACGCAGAGAGTTTGACCGGTATTTATATGAATGCGAGAAAAGAGAATCTGCTATTGAAAAGAAGTTTGATGCCATTGATGAAAAATTAGATTGGTTAATAAAACACAAATAAAACCTTATAACTTTATAACCTTATAACCTTAAAACTTTAATACTATGGAATTTACTGAAATCTTTGCTTCTGTTGCAGCGCTAAGTGCCGCCGTTATTTCTTTAACTCAGTTCCTTAAAATCAGGTTTAACCTTAAAGACTTGATTGCCCAACTTTTGAGCATCTTGATTGCTTTCGGGTTCTCATTCCTGGGCTGGTGGCTTGAACTTGGTATGTTCGTTGACTTGACTGTCTTCGAAGTAATTTTTACTGCCCTGTCGGTTGCTTTTTTCAACAATGGTTTGTTCAAATTCGGGAAGAATCTATTTCAATTCAGAGTTTGATATGAATGATTCTATTGTTATCAAAATTAACACCGTCAAATATAGCGGAAGATATATTGCATCTATTGATGTAAATCATGAACGTAGATTTGACATTAACCGTCCTTGCCCCCATCAATTGAAATTAGCTGTTCGTCAGGCTGTTTCAAGTTTATCTGAATTTCGTTCTTAATATCTTGTAGCCTATGAGTCCCTATTCTTTTCCAGGCATTAGCCTGTCTTGTTCTGTTATCCGGTTAGCCAATTTGCCTTTAGCGCTAATCGAATCTTTTGTATGCTCTGCTTTTAATATTTATCCTTTTTAGCTTAAATCACGTTCAAGAGTGAAAAATATAGCTGTTGCCCGGCAGTGCTTTCAGTATTGCAGCTTGAAATTTACTAAAGCTTCGTTGGCGCTGATTGGTTCTAAGCATTTACGTGATCATTCTACTGTGTTGCATTCTTTTAAAGCAATTCAAAATTTAATTGATTGCCAGGATAAAGATTATTACCCCTTGATTTTGCAGGTTTTATGTGATATTAATGATCATTGCTATGCAAACAAATCTTTAGCTTGCTAAAATCATTGACCTTTTTCTTTTTCTTAGTAGAGAATCATGATGTTTATCTGAATTTCCCTTCCCGCTTTCCGCTATATCTTTTTTATTATTGTTAATTTTCAACGGTATAAAAAAGGATGCCGCTGCAATCGGGTCTATCTTGCTAACTTTTTCAAGTATCTGATATTTCCTAAATACATCTCTTAGCAATCCCGGGTGAACTGTGGCTGTAAGGCCAGCGGTCAAAGCCCCGCCGGACAACAGCCACTTGTCACCCTTGTAGGTATATAATTGCTTTTATGACAAAACATAATTTGCAGACTTTGCAGACTTTGCAATTCCATTTAATAAACATCCAGCACGGCAGCGTTTGTCCTATCCGGTTTTTTGCCGGAGCAAAAAATCCGTTAGGCCAAACCCAGCCTATCCGACACAGTATCCTGCCTCTGCGATTCGCATCTATACGCCCAGCTTTAGCCAGCAACAGCAAAAGCAACGGGACTGACGTCCCGGGTTTTGCTCTGCTGTCTTAAAGCAGGGCAGCCAGCTTTTGTTTTTCATTGACACGTTATATTTTACTACGCTCGAAGAGCAAAAGACAGGAACCATCCGTGCATAGTCCCGCCCTGTCATGGTTTTTGTACCCAACCCTATTTCATGCCTACCCTATAAAAGCCGCTGATGCTTCCAAAGCAAAGCAACAGCCGCTTTTCCCAACCCTAATTCAGCCCCGACAAACAAAAACACACGCCAGGGCTTTCTGCCGTTCTCTTAGCTATCTTTCCCGACGCACATAGTTTGTCATGGTTTTTGTACCAGCCCTGACCTGCCCGCAACAGCCAAAAAGCAGCTTGTCCTCGCTCCTAAGTCGTCTGCGGTAAGCAGCTTTTTGGCTTTCCCGACCCCTTTCCCAACCCACAACAAAAACACACGCCAAACCGCCAACGCTCAGTGCAAATCGAAACGATCAAAACCCAAATGCACAAATCCTGTCAAAACCCAGGTTTGTACTTCCCCATCTATCCCGCCCTCAATACCACTTTGTTTATACTCCTTACATGTAAATAATGTAAAAGAAATGTTATCCAGGTTATCCAGATGACTAAATGACCTACTTCCAGACTTAAGGAAGATGATTGCATTTCGTTTTCGTTATCCCGTAACTTGAACCGCCGCTGCCCAAGGTGGCTTATGTGCTGCATTTATTTCTGAATCGTTATTTTAATTTGCCTGGTGATTATTGTTTTTATCCAATGCAGCACAACACCACTGCGTGCAGCTCTATAACTTTTTGATACATCCTTTTTAAAGACATCCCATTGATGTGTGATAAATGAAATAAATCATTAGGCAAATATAGGCCAGCATATAAAATCGTCAAGAACGTTCTACCTGTATACTTATCAGGGTGTTCTAACTTTGTCATAAATATTTTTATTTATTATTGTTCATTTTTAATGGTATAAAAATATTTATTCGCTCCTAAACCGATGCAAAAAAATTTTGATTCATAGTTTATTTTTTACGGGTATAAAATTTTATTTGCATCTCTCATCTTGCTAATAGCAATTTTTCTTGACTATTTTATCTGCTTGGCTCAGGATGTTGCCTAAGATTTAATTTCATTATACTTCTATTTATTATAGTATGCGGCGAGCGCAAGTGAGCCGCAGAAATAAAGTTAATCAGTATTCTTTTACTTAAATCAAATCATTATGGAAACTTTACAAATCCCAGCTTCTCAAATTGCAGACATTCTTTTTTCTATGCATTGGGTTATTTCGCCCTATTATGATGCTGACCCCTTCTTTGCGGATCATCCGCACATAAAAGAGTTAGCCGAAAACTACAATCGGCTGCTTAATTTATTCTCCCAGGCTTATAATCACACGCTTAAACCTTTCTAATTAATCAGGCGCCCGGGAAACTGGGCGCCATAAAACCCCCCTTTTTATGTGTGACACTTGCAACAAAAAACAACAGGAAATCAACAGGCTGCGGGCTATAGTCAGCGACCTGAGCATCAGAGTTGACGATGCTATGAACTATCTTAAATCCCGCCCCCGTCGCGATAATTATGCGATGGTCAAACTGCCGGATTTATTTGATTGTCTGGGTTATGATTCATACGGCTTTGAAAAGGAGTAGCCATGTACACAGCCAAAGTCATAAACCTGCAAACCGGTGCCGTCTGGTGCCGGAATTTTGAAACCTACCGCGAAGCAATGTTTTATTTGAATCGCTTCAACCTGCCTGGTATTTATAAAACATACCTTTTTAATTCTATTGACGTAGCATCTTATTAATTTTTTATGCCGAAAACATTTAGTCACTACTGGCCTTACCTGCTCAAATTCGGGCAGGTATGGCTTTATCATTCGCACTATCGTTCTAAATCCGAAGCAGACAAACAAGCTTCTGAATTGCCTGGTCAAACTCACATTGTCAAACTTGATAACTTTTTTATTCTTTACACAAAATCACCCGAATAGATCTATTATCCAGCTTATAATCTGAACAAAAAACACAATGATTATAATAATCACGCCCAGCGCCAAGTTCGTTTTCTGGCGCTTTTTTTGTCCCCGGTAATATGGTTCATATTCGCATTTTTGCATTTAACACTGGTTTGTTTTCCTGCAATCCAAGACTTTTCAAATATATCATTGTAGTTTGTAAATCTGAATGTCTTAATTGTCGCATCACTGCATAAGGATCTAGGATTTCATTATACAATTCTATTACTCCTGTGTGCTTCCATGAATATATTGTTTTGTTTTGCGGTATTCCCAATTCTCGCAAATATTTTCTATGTTTATCTGTGATCCTATCAGCTTTCTTTATCAACCTCTGACCTGGTTTTAATCCATAACTAAATATATAATAATCCCCTGGATATTGTTCTAACTCCATACTCCTCAATTCTTCAGCAAACGCTTCTGTTACTGACACCGATTCTTGACGCCTGTTTTTTGCATTTCCATATGCAACCATGATAACACGTTCATCCAGCCTGATGTCTTGCACTTTCAGCCTAAGAATTTCAGTTCTTCTCAAAAGACCATAATACATAAATTGTATAAACCGGTATAGGTTCAGGTCCTTCTCTTTTATTAATGCTGCCAGCAGTACCCTTTCATTTCCTGTAAACGCTATGTTTTTCCCAATGTCTCTTTTTTGCTGCTTTATCCCTAACCAAACGTTTATTTTAAGCTGCCCCCGATCTTTGATAATATTTGTCAATGTGATCATCATTGATAAATGTTTATTGTGCGTTGCTCCTCCATATCCTGCCCTTAATTTTTCATCCAGGTATCGCCTTGCCATGTTTTGAGTAAAGTTTTCCGGGTATATGTATTCCAATCCATTTTTTATCATCCATACTTTAAACACCTTAAATACATCTATATATGTGCGGGTACTTTCTGGCCTTAGCGTTTTTCTCCTTAGTTCGATAATTTCTTCAAGGCATTCCAGCAATGTCAACACCGGCTGTTCAGTGTGCTTTGTTTCTGGATTCCATCCTTCATTTAATAGTTCCTCAATTGCATCCCGTAGTCCTTTTGCTTCTACCAAACGCTGTTTTTTCGTTTTGAACCTATTGATGTCACCCCTTATCTGATATTGCTTCCCCTCATATCTAAAGGCAACCATCCAGGCTTTTTTGATGTCATAATTATAGTGGTATATTTTTGGCTGAGTATATTTCATCAGATTGAGATTCTGATTGAATCGTTTTTTATTTTGCTTCTTTTCAGTCAAATACGATTCTACTGTGCGGACGAAGGGACTCCGCATTTCCTTTTTATCAGTCCTCATTTCCCTGATAATATTTGTTTTATGTTTTAGCTTTTATTGTTTTTCTCGTTGGTTTTATTCGTTCTGATTGAACTTTTGATTGAACAATTCTTTCATCCATTTTACCTGCTCTTTCAATGTTTCAATGTGTTCCTGCATTGCCCTTACATGTGCTTTACATCCTTCACCCTCATTTTCTTCCTGGTTTCTTTCTTCCTGTCCTAACAAAACTTCCATTGAGATTTCCAATTCTTTGCTGATAATCTTCAATGCATCTACTTTCAACGTGCCTTTTTTCACTGCTTTGTCATAGCCGGCATAGGTCATTCCCAACATTTCCATTAATTCACTCTTCTGCAAGCCCTTCCTTCTTAATGCATTGTTGATCACATTCTCTAAAGGTGTCATGTTACTTTTTTTTCATTGTTAGTAACTTGTTAATATTTTATTGTTACTTTTGTATTATTATTTGTTACTTTTGTTTATATTTGCTTATTGTTTGTTACCGCAAAGATAATCATTTAATACCTTATCTATATGACATTTAAAATTTATTCTTCGGAAATGGTACCAGAAAAAATAACAGCACTTAGAATGTTGTCCAGGTTAGAACCTGGTCAGGCATTCAATGTGCCGGCTGAAAGAATTCAGACTTTCAGAAACCGTATATCTATTTTAAATAAAATTCACGGGCATCTTTACAGGTCTGCCCGCATTTCAGATAATGAATTCGCTATAATCCGGGAGCAATGAACCGTCTTAATATCATTGAAAATGCGCTGATGTTGGCCCTTGATGAACTGCAAACCATGAAAACCAGCGCCCCGAAATCAAAACAAAAGTTTGACCTGGTAAAACAAAAGTATAAAACGCTCTTAACCCTAAAACCCCATAATCATGAATTTAGAAATTAAGTTTTACGATGAAATTTACCACGTCACCGGTAAATTTCACCCTGCCTCAAAGGGCGTGTATTACTCCCAAGACGGAGACGGCACGCCCGACGAATCCGCAGATTTTGATTTTCATCAAATTCTCATTGATGAGCTTGATGATGATGAAAATCCTACTATGTCGGATTGTACTCTACAGATGTCTTCTGATCCCGAGTTTTTTGAAAAGGTCATTGAATATTGTAATCATTAAAACCCCTATAATTATGGAAAAAACGCACTGGAAAAAATGGACAAACCCGGACTACATCGGAACTTATATTTTAAGTCCCGGTGAAGAAAAAACTGTTAAAATTAAAAAAGTTATCAGGGAAATGGTCACCGGCATGAACGGTAAGAAGGAAGAATGCACCGTCGCACACCTGGAGAATGAGAAACCGTTCATACTTAACCGCACAAACTGCAAGATCATTGCTAAACTCTACAACAGTCCCTATATAGAAGACTGGCCCGGCAAACTTATTACAATCTATGCCGCAAAAGTCAACGCATTTGGTGAAGAAGTAGATGGTCTTCGTATCAGACAAAATCTTCCAACGCCTTTCAAACTTCCCGATTTGACCCCTACCCACCCAAAATGGGGTGATGTTGCAACTGCTATCCAAAATGGTTTCACAATTGAGCAAGTGAAAACAAAATATGCGGTCAGTCCTGATAATGAAAAACTACTATTGGAATACTTAAACGACAAACCCTAAATAATATGATAAACTTTGATTTATCCTGGGACTTAAATGAGTTCAGGAAATATCAACCTCAATCCTTTGATGTTGATGGTAAATGTTATCCTGGAACGCCCGTTTCAGCTAATCTTGCTGAAACGATGCTGAGCCTGATCAACAGGCTCGAATCAGAAGTATTAAGTCTTGAATCAAAAATTGATCTTCTTGAAGAATTCATCAACTGGAGGTCTTAAATGACAAGCATTAATCAATTTACATGTATAAACATCCGGGAACTGCCTGCTTGGATGCTTACATTTCGCTCCCTGGGCATCACCGATCCAGAAACAATACTTAAGGAATTAACCCTCATTGATGATCTGCTTACAATATCTAAAAGTTACGTTTTGTTAAATCGCAAGCGTGGTTTAAAAGTTATGTTGGAGGCCCGCATTGGTAAAGAACTTGGCCATAAAACCCCTAACCTTAACACCCGCCCAAAATGAAAAACACCGCTAACATCCCTGTCTTTCGTATCAAAGCCCACAAAGCCCGTGATATTATGACTGATGATAAATCCAGGAAAGGACCTGGTAAAACCGTTATTTCATACCTGGAATCCTGGACAAAAGAACATCTTTACCAGCGAAGAAAGGCGTTTTACAGTAAATATACAGACAAAGGTTTATTCGTAGAAGGCGAAGCAATCCAATACCTAAGCGAACATTTAAACCTGGGCATGCTCTTCAAAAATGAAAAACGCTTTGAAAATGAATTCATGTTGGGAATCCCGGATATCATTCTAACTCATTTCATTATTGAAGTCAAATCTTCATGGGACCCTTTTACATTTCCTTTATTCTCATCTGAACCCGACCCTCAAAACTTCTGGCAATGTCAGGTTTACATGCACTTAACAGGTAAACCTCTGTGCAAACTCGTACACGTACTCGTTGACACTCCCGACCACCTCATTGACAGGGAGCTCCAATACATTGCAAACGACCTTAATCAGGTTGAACTGGAACCAGAACAGGTTGCTGAGTTTCGAGCTTCAATGAAATACAATCACTTGCCCCCGGAACTTCGATTAAAGGTGTTCAATATTCCTTACAACCCGGATGCTATTAAGGCAATTCAACACCGTGTTGAGCAGTGCCGCCTGATCATTTCTAACTATTTATCTTCATATTATGTCTAAAGACCCGGCATTTTTATTCTACCCTAACGACTGGCTTGGTGGTACAATGCTTTTTTCTCGTCTCCATAAGGGCGCTTATATGGATGTCCTTATGGCACAGTTTAATCACGGCCATATGGCGCTGCAAGATATTGAAATTTTGCTCGGTGTTGACTTTAATAATGTCTGGCCGAAACTGAAAACTAAATTTTGTCAAGACGAAAACGGCTTGTATTTTAACCCCCGCCTCGAGCTGGAGATCAACAAACGCAAGGGTTACGTCGTTTCGCGCCGGCAAAATTTAAATTCAAATTCTTCTAAAAATTATAAAAAAAGTAAAACTCATATGGCGCCCCATATGAATAGCCATATGGAAAATGAAAATGAAAATAGAAATGAAAATAGAAATAAAGATGAAATAAGAAAGGGGGGTGTGGGGGGAAAACATAATTTGGCCCTAACTGTAGTTGATAAATTTCGTCAGGCTTATTTCGAATCAAGAAACCAACAGTACTTAACACCGCTTATTGAAAAAGAAATTTCAGCTGCAGATAAATTAATCCAGCTTCATCTTGATGCGAACCCAAATAACAATAACGATGAAATACTTGAAGCCCTTTATCAATATTTCCTTAAAGCTTGCCTCATCAAAAACCAATGGCTCTATGATAATATGAGCCTCCCCATTCTTGTTGGAAAATTCAACGAAATCAATCAAACACTTAGAAGCAATGTCAATAACAGAAAACTTTCAACTTCAGAAAAACTCACAACCGCAGAGCGTATCATTACTGCACTCTATGATTAAAAGAAACATTGTAGACCTCATCAAGTACGAAAGGAATATGACTGTTCAAATCGCAGCCAATTCTTTACTGATTAAAAACCTCATCAAAATGTCTGGTGAGGAAAATGTTCTCAAAGCTATTTCGAACCTGATCATTGTTACTTCTGAATACTTTAACACTTTTACGCCCATCAACGAAGTGCAGGCTATTCAAATTGCGAGTCTGTTTATTGACCAATACAGCCTCGAAACCTATGAGGACTTGGTATTGTGTTTCAAATATGCTAAACTCAACCGGTATGGCAATGTCACCCGTTTTGACGGCCAGGTTATTTTTTCCTGGTTTCATCAATATCTCAATGAAAAGTATGAATACATTGAAAATCAACACAAACAACATAAATATGATATTATTGATATGAACACCAAAACACTGCAACTTGCAAGCAGTCATTTATTAAATAACATTAACGAAAGAATTGTTGAACGCAATGAAACCAAACCCGTTTCACTCAATGAAAACAAGCACTGGCAAAAGTTCCTCGAAGTAGTTGCACATGCCGAACCTGAGCAACTTCAGGAACTACTGGATGACTATACCCGCCACCTGAACGCCGGAAACAAAACCGTAACACCCTACATCGAAGCAATTAAATCAGCAATGTCCTCACCCCCCTTAAAGTACTAAACAAATGAATACAACAAATGAAGATTATCAACCTTTCGGAGATGATTGGAAAGCTGATATGATGAAGTTGACTAAACAACAATTAATTGAACTGCTGAAAAATACATGGAGCCAATGCCAGCACCCATGGCACAGCGTTGTCGGAGATGGTGAAACCCAACCCGCCAGATGTTTAAAGTGTAACAAAATATTGTAACGGGCTGGCGGTATGCGTTCGTTTTTATTTACGGATTAAAATAACGAATTATGATTACTAAAGAATTTTTAAAAGCAGAACTTGATAAATTAGATAGAAATACTTTCGGCAGTGTCTGTTTAATTGGCTATAACAAGGTTGTATATTCACACAACACCATTTTTTATGAATCAGCAATTTAAACCTTTAATCAAACTGAAATCTGAGCATCTGGCTTTAAAACATCCATCGGTGCCTAAACATGCCCTACCCAAACCAAAATATAAATCTAAAAATGCCAACTCATTAACCCGTGCTATCATTGACTACCTTAACCTATCCGGACACCAGGCGGAAAGAATTTCATCATCCGGAAGATGGATTGAAATAAAAAACTCTGAAGGTCATAAAATAGGTCAGGGTCAGTGGATTCCGGGTACTGGCACCAAAGGAACCGCTGATATTTCAGCAACCATATTTGGAAAATCTGTTAAAATCGAAGTCAAAATTGGAAAAGATAAACAGTCTGATCACCAAATCCGGTACCAGGAACAAATCCTCAAAGCTGGCGGGTTCTACTGGATTGCAAAAGATTTTGACCACTTCCTGGAACAATACACCCTCTTTTCTAATTCTCACCGGCCAGATGGGGGGGGCTGCGTCAGCGCTCCAACCCTCAACCCTTCCCTATAGCGCTGTACTGCGTTCTGTCTTGCCTTATACCAACACAGCAAGGCCTCCCTTATAAGGCAATCCAGCGCAGCCCCTTGCTCTTAGCTGCCTGTCTTTCATTTCGATTCATAGTACTTGCTTCGCCACCGCCGGCATACCATCCCTCAATGCCTCCTCTTATGCCGCCGGACTTCAGCTCTTCGATAGGGTTTTACCCGGTGCTGGTAAGAGCTAAAAATATTCCCCACAAAGGCTTTAACACGTCCACATATTTTCAGCACTTCCTCAGCACCCCACAAAAGGCGCATCCCATCGCACTGTAATCCGATCCCGGCCAACACACAACGCCGCCGCCCAAAATAGCCATTACACAAGCCTACCCAAATTTTGGCCAGCAGTCGTTTACCTACCCTAAGGTCCGGTATTACCCCACCCGCACTTGCCCCTTTTTTTTCCCGACCCGCCCCGATCCGCCACATTTTTACTTTATTCAAACATCCTGATCGCTGATACCCTCATCTTGCGCTTCTGCATAAATTCAAGCGAAGTGATGACGTAACCCAATGCATCTATTGCATGATTATACCTGTCAATCGGTTCATTCAACTCCCGACCATCTGCAGTGGTCCTCCATTTGTAATTCCGCAACTCCCTGATCAGGTTCACCGAACTCTTTGTGACATTCATTTTATACCGCTTCAGGATATCAATCCTCGTCTTGATGATTCCTGCAGGCTTATAGGCCGGTTCTATATTGAATCCCAACTTCTTAAGCTCATAAATCAATTCCGGTTTCCTGTCGCTTATGATTCTGTCTTTATCTGTTATCCCTAACTCATTCATCCATCTGGCTAACTCGGTTGCTATCAAACCCCGACTGTAAATTAACTCATCAATCCAAAGCTGATCATCAAATTTTACTACCTTGATCAATGCCGTCGGATCAGTCTGAAATCCATAGTCCATTCCATAACTTACCCATCTGCAATCTTGATCATTTGGCATCCTGTCTACTTGCTCCCAATTGCTAAATATAACTCCCTTGATTTGTCCTGGTATTCCTAAACCGTATATTTTCCAGTACTCTTCATCCATTTCTTTTAACAGTTCGATCTCTTTTACCATCGATTCTGGCAACCAGGGATTATCTTTGTACGTCGAATGGATAAAAGTACAATCATCCCTTGGCAATACTTTTTCATATATCCAGTGGTCAGGCGGTATAGAAGGGTTGTAATCCAAAAATATCTGCTTTTCTGTCCTGATGGCTAACTGTACCCAATCTTCTAAACTCAATTCATTCGCTTCATTCAGAAATAAATAATGCCGCTTCGCACCTCGTTTCTTTTGTGGCTGATCTAAACTGATAAATTCAAAGATATTGCCGTTTAACTCATATATATTTTCTGTCTTGTTGTGGCACTTCTCATCATACATGCCATGCTGACTTAATATCTCTATGAAGTCCCGCATTGCTGTCATTCTTAATGATGGAAATGTTTTCCTGACTATTGTAAATATCTGGTCTTTTTCTTGTACTGACTTGACAAATATCAGCAATTGCAATATCGAATAGGTTTTACCCGACCTGCTCGATCCTTGATTAACTACTATCTTTGTTTGTGCTTTGCTGTTTTTTTCAAACACGCAACTTGCCTGTAATGCCTTGATCATTGCTCAATCATTTTTGGCTTTTCTCCCGGGTTGACGATCTCTATCAGTATTTTCTCAATCTTCTGCTCCATATGTTCTGACTTCATTTCGACCCGTGCAAGTTTCGGCAATGTAAATTCCAGTAAATCTATAAACATCCTGACCCTGTCTCTGTGTGACAAGTTTCTGATTGATTCAATGAGGTCTTCCTGTATAGTTTCAAATACCATTTTCAATCTTTCCTCTTGTTCAACTGTAAATTTGTGACGGGCGCCCATAGGTTTTCCCGGATTTCCTGGCTTAAAGTGCCACGGCTTACGTTCTTTTTTCTTTGCTACGAATTCCATCGTATTTTCCCTTCTTTTTTTTACAAAAGTAACATTTGTTAAACTTTTTTTTCATTTTTTGTTGTTTTTTCGATTTTCTGTTTTACTTTTGTTTCATCATTTTAATCTTTTACCCCATGACAACCTCTTACAAATCCAAATTACCGCGCAAAAATGTTCCAAAAGTTTCTCAACCCGCCTTTGGAATGGGCAGCACAATTGCTTCTAAACAAGCTAAAACCAAGACCGTTGTTAAATTCAAGGCCGGTGCAGAACTTGCCAGTAAAGTTTAACAGCCATGATACGCTACTTCTCATCTCAGCCCGTTTTTGATGCGCCCATTTCCGGTGTAGACCGTAATAATGGAATCATCAAGGGTATTACAGTAGCCAAAGTTGGCAATGCAAAAGGTCACAACATCAAACTTGATCGCAAATTCCTACAACAGATTGTTGACCAGGCTAATTCCCGCCCCCAGGGTATAAAGGCCCGTTTCGGTCATCCCAATGCTTGTTCAACCGCCCTGGGCACTTACCTGGGCAGGTTCAAAAACTATTCTTACCATTCCGATCATGTCAAGGCTGATCTTTTCCTTGATGATACAGCCCGCAAAGCTCCATCCGGAAATCTCTATGATTATGTCCTTGAAATGGCTCTTAACAACCCTGACATGTTCGGTGCTTCTATTGCTTTCCAATCCGCTGAATTAGAGGAACTTGAAGAATCTGAAAACGGCAAGCCCGTTAAAAATAAATATTTTAGGCTCCAGGAACTTCATGCTACTGATATAGTTGATTCTCCAGCTGCTACCGATGGACTGTTTTCAACTGATTCGCTTCAATCTCAGGCAACGCAATTGCTTGATATGAATCCTAACATTGTGGATTTCCTCTATTCTAAACCTGAACGTGTTATTGAATTTCTTAATAATTACCTTAATTCCTCAACCATGAACATTCCTGATTCCATCAAAAACCGCTTCAAAAAATTTTTTAACCTTGATTTTTCCGGTGAAACCCCGGAGGCAGGGGCGCCCCCCCCGCCGCCCGAAAAAGAAAATACTGTAACAAACCCCCCTGAAATTGATGATTCTTCTGATTCATCTGAAAATGTTGATGTTTTGGAATCTTTTATCGAATCTGTTTTCCTGGAGTTTTTACACAATTATCCTGATGATGCAGTTCAGCACAATTCTACAGATGATATTTATTTTATCGCTGACGAATCAGAACAATCTTATGTTTTGAATGCTACAAATCAAATCCTTTACATGGTTTCAAGGCATGAAGAACTTGCCAACTACAATGTAAAATGTTTGCAACACATTGACAGTTTGAAAGCTGTTAATGCTGAGTTGGAAGCTAAGATTGAATCTCTTACTTCTCAGCTTGCAGCCAAACCAACAATTCCTTTGAACGTTGCTGATCCTGCTATATCTGTTGGCAAACAAACTGACATTG